TGTTTGTTATTGAGAAAAAGCCCTGGTATGACCGTTTATTTGACACATCTTTGTATGAATGCAATGGGTTTACTGTTGTCGATCATTCGTGGAAAAAGACGGCTCTTATTACTGCTGGAGTTTTTACAGCAGGACATACTATTTTGGGTTTGCTCGCATGGCAGCGACATCGTATGTATCGACACAGGTATTTGAATGCTGACAATGCATTACCAGAGTATGCTAAAGCTCTGAAGAGAAAATGTCCTTCTATTGCATCATATGCTGTAACAGGCATTGTGATTGTGTGTGGAATTTCCTTGCTTCGAGCTTGGAACAAGAATCGTAAGGACACTATCATGAGAAATGGGATATCAACTCCCGAAGAAGTTGATGCCTCCCCAGGATGGTTGGGAGGTTTCTGGTCAAGTGTTGGTCTGTCAGCAGAAGTTGATCATCGTGTGAAAACAATGGTTCCAGAGCAAGTGCAAAACGCTGTTAAATCAAATTTGTGTAGAGTAGAAGTTTTGCGTTCTGATGGATCCCAATGTGGATGTAATGTTGTTTTCCTCGAAAAATTCATTGGTTTGTTACCTAAACATGTCGTACATAAAAATGGTGATTTGACCAAAGAATTGTCAAATTTTGTTGACTTGACTATTTCCAGAGGAACTTCAGGTCCTGGAGACACTTTCAAAGTGAGAATAGATGCAAATGTATATACCGTTGTTGATGGTTTGGACATGATTATGTTCTTTGCACCGAATTGTCCAGATTTTAAGACAATTACTCACTTTTTGCCACAGGGTACAATTCCAAAAGGAAATTATCCTGGCTCTCTGCTCATCCGAGATAAGCAATCAGTTTTGCAGTCAGATCCAATTATGGTAGAGAGTAAAATGACAGCCCATGATCAAATGGGTTTCTATGGAGGAGAGTATAAAACTCATCTAGCTCGAGATGGGGCGTGCATGGGAATTGTATATGCACAATCCAAAACTCCTGCAATCACAGGTTTCCATATTGGAGGTAATCCCAGTTATCAAATTGGTGTTATGCAAACTCTGATGAAAGAAAACTATGATGATGCGCGAGAAAAACTCCAATCGAGTTCAGCAGTTTTGATCTCAAGTCAAGCTTCTGAAATTCCAAAAACTCAGTTCGGAAAAGCTGTTGCTGTATCTGAACATGTCAATCCTAAAGCCAAGCATCTTCTTAGTCTTGGAAAGGAACATTATGTTGAGTTGTTGGGATCAACTGAGGTAAGACATCCTCAAAAGAGTGTGGTGGAAAAATCCATACTCAGTGATCATGTTGCAGAAGTCATGGGTGTTGAGAATCAATGGGGACCACCCCAGTTGAAGCCAAATTGGCAAGCTTTTAATACCAACATTGACTATGTGGCTGATCCCGCTCTTCAATTCACTCCAGGTGATCTTGAGAGAGCACGGCAGGATTGGTTAAAACCATTACTGCCACTTGCCCGCGAACATGGACAGAGAGACATTGGACGTCCTCTTACCATGGATGAGACAATTTGCGGCATTGATGGAATTCGTTTCATTGATGCTGTTCCCATGTCGACCAGTATGGGTTTTCCTGTATTTGGTCCGAAGAGAAATCATTTTACTGAAACCAAAAATTCTGATGGCACACTTAAAAGAACGCCATCAGCTGAGGTCATGAGTGAAATACAACGATTGGAGATGGCATGGAAAGCAAACAAAAGGGCATACCCCGTGACAATGGCGACTCTTAAGGATGAGCCAACCAAGGTTTCCAGTACCAAGGTACGAGTTTTTCAAGCTTGTGCCGTTGCACATGGATATTGGATTCGGAAATATTTCTTGCCAGTGTCACGGTTTCTTCAGTTGCACCCAATTCAGTCAGAGAGTGCTGTGGGTGTCAACGCTTTTTCAAAGGATTGGCAAGAGCTTATGCAACATGTGGAGAAGTATTCACAAGGTAGTTTGCTAGCTCTTGACTATTCAAAATATGATGTTCGGATGAACTCCCAGGTCACAACAGCTGTCATGAATTCTTTTATTGACATTGCTAAGGCTTTTGGGTACTCTCAGGAGGATTTGGACTTCATGCGAGCTATGGTTGCTGATCTTGTGCATCCCTTGATCGATTTTAATGGGACACTTTTGATGGCATACAACATGAACACATCTGGAAATAACCTTACTGTTAACATTAACAGTACTGCGGGTTCGTTCTATTTGCGCTTAGGATTTTTCCATGCGTATCCAGACAAACACGATTTCCGTAGTTGGGTTTCTGCCATGACATATGGTGATGACATGATTGGTTCTGTGAGCAAAGATGCGAGAAATTTCAATTTTATCTCGTATAAGCGATTTCTTGCTCAATATGGAATCAAGATTACACTACCAAATAAGTCAGATGATGAAGTTGAGTTCATGGAAAAAGAGGAATGCGACTTCCTGAAACGGAAAAGCCATTATATTCCTCAAATCGGCTGTTCTATTGGCCAACTTGATGAAATGTCCATTTTCAAAAGTTTGCACTGCAACCTAGCTTCCAAAACAACGTCGCCTCATGAAGTTGCTCTTAACTGTTGTGACACCGCTCTTCACGAGTGGTTTAGTTATGGAAAAGAGCATTATGAAATGCGACTTCAACAACTCTCTGAAGTT